ATTCGAGCGTAGCTGAATCTAAAGAGTGCGGTGGGTTTGTTGAATTTGATCTAAATTGTAAAGAAACAACATACCCAGAACCTAATGTCTGGCTCTCAAATATTCGTTGAAGTGTTCCGCCGTATGTCGATGTCCCAAAAATGCCGATTCCGTAAAAAGTTGGAGCATTTGATGCTGCTGTATTATCGAATACAAAAGGTGTCGGTTGAATAATCCCAGCTTCATCAAAATCAAAAAGCAGATTTATTTCTGAAAAGAAACTTCCCTGTGGATCTGTGTACAAAACCAACCGATAAATTGTTTTGCGAATTCGTGGATCGTTTATTGGAATGTGCGGTGTGGCAAATGTTGAATAGATATCCTGCCCATCCAAACTATTTCCAGATTCCATCTGATATACGTAGCCTGAATCATTGGCAAATACGATTGTTTCTATATCCGCATTTAGATTACTGCTGGCAACGTATGCCTTAAATCCTCTCAATTCCGCAAATTGCATAGCCTCCGACGTTTGCGACGCTATAATCCCCTGTGCTGAATCCGACGAAAAGTTTGCATTGTATCCCAATAGTCTGTACTGGCTCTTGGGTCTAATTACTACACTACTAAACGAAGTGTTGCGATTTACAAAGTTTGTTATGTTATTTTGAATAACCTTCGATACGACAGCTAGGCTGAAATCTCCTACGCGGTCGGTTGCAGAAAGACTGCGAATACCATCCGGCCCCAAGTAAATAACGTCTCCCCCTATTTCCTGAATAGTGTCGGTTTCGACACACCCTGTATCTAGGGTGATAGGCTGCAACTGAAAATCACCTATAGTATTACCAACCAAGCGAAAAATAGTACGCTCACTAAATATTATAAGCTGTTCTCGAAAAATAATCAAGCCCGAAATTTCATTTCCTACATTTATTACCCCGCCGCCACTTGCAGCAGAGAAATCATCGAAAGTAAACGGGGCTGTAAAAAGAAGGGTAGATCCCTTTCCAAAGAAAAGTTGGTTTTTAAAATTAGCTACGTGACTTGCGCCTATACCGTCTGTAGGTATTCCGTCGAGAGCAGTAAATGTGTTACCGTCGTATACAAACGGCACATTAACACTGTCTACACCAACCAAGTGATCTGTTGAATTATAATTGAATTGAGCAAACCTATGTTTAGCCATCCCTGAACGATCCGTAGTTAGCATCGTAATTGCAGCGTTATCTGCAGGGCTGCTATTTAAAGCAGGATTGATAGCAAAAGTTGCAGATCCGCTAGTAACCGTTGGGGTAGCAGTGAGGGTGTAGATTAGATCTACGCCAGCAATAGTAAAGGTATCACCAATTTGTGGTGTTCCCGTGATACCGTCCACAACCAAGCTAGTTCCTGTTTGCGCGGCACCATTTACCAAAACCGACCCGTAATTTGGTGTGTTTATCTTCGTCCACCCAGAACCGCTCGACTTGAATATGTCTGAATTACGGGCCGCAACTACAAAGCTTTCAAAGCTAGAAACCCCTAAAATCAACCCTGCAGCGGTAGGAAACGACACCGCATCTTGATCAGATGGGTTTACGACCATAGTCTGATTTAGGGTTAAGGTTGCTCGTTTGTTCACGGAACTAAACGACACACCGCCTGTTGCAATGGTGTAGCGGAACGATAAAACGGCATTGTCTGCAGGTGCTGTTACGATTGCCGGAGTGATAGTCAAGGTAGATGCCGTACCTACGAGAGCAGTTGCGGCACTAACTGTGTATACAGTTGTGTCCCCCGCAATAGTAAATGTGTCGTTTGCGGATGGGGCTACATCCAAACCATCTACATTTAAGGTTGTGCCTGTCTGTGCTGCACCAGCTACTGCACCTCCGTCTAAAGAAACAACGTCTCCAACTATTGGTAATTTAAAAATATTACCTATAATTAAAGAAGTACCACTTTGTCCGTTTCCGTGAACTAAGGGCGTACCGTACGCAGGAACAACGTCACTGGCGTATTTGTCGTAACCTTGAACTGATCGATACCCGCCTTCGATAGATGGTTCGTAATTACGAAGAATACGGGCAGACCCCGGAGCATTGATACCGTGCTGCAACGGGGACACGTTTGTAATGAGTCCACCCTTAAACTCAAGGGCATATGTTTGCCAACGATCCGGCATAAGCTTATCGTGCTCTCATATATATGTTTTCATTGACGTTAATTGTTCTCATCTGTTTAATCCCACTGTCAAACTTGTTTTGAGAAATAGACGCCATTTCGATGTTGTCACGAAACATGTATGCGTAGTACATAGCCCCATCAATAATTACATGACGAAAACGTTCAGGAACAGTTGGAACGTCAGTGGAAATAATCAAATCGACAGGGTCCATAAAGTATTCAAAATCAACTTGATAGGCTTTGTCAGGCATAGGAACTACACCAAACTCACCGTTTTGTGTGCGAAATACAAATTCAGGAGCAGCACCTAAAGCCACGTTGGTTTCATCTTCCTGATCGATGTATCTATCTACGTATTCATCATAGCTTATCAATGTTAGATTTTCTGCGCGACCGATACCCAGAGCAGTGTCACGCCGAACACGAAACGTATCAAAATCGACATACTTAGCTTGAGTCGGAATTGGATACCGCGTAACTCCGGCAGTCAAGGTTTGTTCATACTTGTTATGATTAAATGACCAACCGAAGTGTGCCTGATTAATGTGACGGATAGAAGAGTTTACGGCTTCTTTGATTGCACTATAAAACCCTATAGCTGAAGCAAAGTTCGCAGAGGTAAGTTGCGTTTCGTTTAGGCGTTTGGCAACATCGTTAGTCAAGCTTAAATAATCGTATGCCATCGTTACCGTGTCCTTACCTTCAAGTTAACTGAGCGAATAGCCGTACTACCTGTACTGTCGGTCATCGTACAGAAAAAGGTGTAGTTTCGTGTATTGACCCCACCGGCAATATTGATGGTAGCGACTGTGTTGGTTTGGGTTTGAGAAACATTCTGGATACTGTCCGTCACGGCTCCGCCTGATGCGGTAGTCAAGTCTTGTCCAGAAGCAAGGACTGTTCTGGTTGAATATGCGTCGGTTTCAACAGACCAGACGACTGTGGAAATGGTTGCGGCACCAAGAAATCGCGACCAGTCCATACTATAGTCGAGCGTCTCTCCGGGGTCTTTGAAGGGCCATTTGTATGACATAAATTACTCCACGTAAACTGTTCTTGTAAAGCTGTTGCCAATACTTTCTATGTGGACAACTCGTGGTTCTGAAACTACAGACGCTGTTCGTTCGAAGGCGTTGATTCCATCTTCAACTAAAACGATTCGCGGATCTAAAACAACGTGTACTGTTCGTTCGTAGCTGGTTAAAGGCATTAGGCTGCTCTGTCTATATTGATGGTGCGCCGCCTGTCATAAAGTTCACGAACCGCATTGTAATCAAACTGCACTCCTGAGTACGTTCCAGTTCCTACGGAGAACGTCCCCTGAACCCCCAAAAGTCCTGCTGTTGTGTGTAGGATTAGCGTACCAACTGCGCCTGTTGCGTTAATACTCCCCAGAGGTTCAGTAGTCTGGGCCTCTACGCTTCCTAACGTAGCTACTGCACCGACACCAGATACAGATACAGAGAAGCTAACGATGGGTTGTGGGGTTCCGATAGTGCCTGTTGCAGATACGCCGCTAGGCTTCTCATCTATGTTAGATTGAACCGTGCCTACTGAACCCGTAGCACTGACACCAGTCGAAATAACTTCGCTAATGTCAATCTCAAATCCGCCAGCAACTACAGGAGAAATTGCGCCTGTTGCGCTAACCCCGGAAATACCTTTATTAATGTTTACGGTAAGACTACCAATACTTCCTGTTGCAGTAGCAGCATCAAGATTGAAAACAACAATTTCAATGCGTCCGTACTTTGCAGTTCCGTAAACGCCTACGCCATATGTACCGGAGTTTAGTACGGTATCTGCCACAGTTTATTTCCTTACGCTATACGAATTATAGCGTTACTTGCGTTGGCGGCAGGAAATTGAATAGTCAAGTCACCTGCAGTAGCACTTACTGTGCCACCAAAGTCAATCACAGCAATGGCTGCATTACTAGCCGCTGTGTTATAAATAATACAACCGTCTGCAGATACAGTTACGTTTGAAAATACTTCGTCTGTAAAGTCAATGATAGCGGTAGATCCGTCTAGAGAAATAGTCGCACCATCAAGAACCTGACCACCAGTTGTGTAGTTGGTTCCGCTGGCTTCATCACTATTGCCAGTTACGTTAGAATAATTAGTTGTGCTGGCATTATATGTGCCAGTCGGTGTAGCTTTAATCAAAGCAAGTTTCAAGGAATTCGTATCCAAATCATGGACACCACCAAGAATTTCTTGCTTGAAGCTATTACACATCGCAGTTGTAATTGCCATGATTTGTGTCTCCTATTAAAGTGAAGTCTGAAAATATTCTTCCAAAGATATGGAAATATTTACTGCGCTATTTGCGCTTGCTAATCCGCGAATCTTGTCACCGGGGTTTAAAAACAAGGGATAATCTGTAATCTGAAGTAGTGAATTCGCGGGAAGTTCGACTGTTTCAGCAAGGGTGTAATGTGTTGTTGTTGATGCCTCGTACCAATCTAAGCTAAACGTAACCAACGAATTAGAGGCATTGTTGATATAGATGCTGTTTACGTCACTGGTAAACCTCGCAGGGGTTGTATACACATCTTGGTTTGCCGTTGTAAGTTCGATGGCAAGGGTGCGTCTTTTACGTTCTGGCATCTCTAGTTCTCTATGTAAATAATATCCATTGAGGCAGCTACACGTAAGTCTGCATTTGAACTGGTAGCTACAGCACGAAACTCAATGTCTGTCTTTTCTAAAATGGGTTCGGGTGTAATGTAATTTTGATGAAAAGATGCTTGAAACAAATCAAATTTATTTTTAACACGAAACACTCCGCCAAATTCTCGTGTGAGATAACGTATTGTAGCAACCTTGTTGTTCTGCTCTGTAAATGAAGTAGCGTCTATTGCTAGTAGATATGCTGTATATCCAGCGGGTACAGTCCACACTGTCATCAGGGTTTGATTTTCCCCGTTGGTAATCTGTGCATAAGTAGTTCCACCATTGGCTATAGTTACGTTATCTGTAGGAGCAGTAGACCCCACTATAAAACAACGATTAACCCGTAGGAATGTTTGAGTTGTTGTAGCAGTACCAGAACCTGCAAGAGTTACAGTTTCATTGACTTCGTTGTAATTAGCATCCAGACCCGCAACATTAACTTGCACACTATTATCTGTAGCACCTGCACCGCTAGTCACTGTCATAGCCACAGCACTGGAAGGATGAGTGTAAAGACCACCAGCATCCCAAATAGTTTCTTCTACGTTTTGAATTACAGGATTATGCCCAAATTTAAATATGCGCTTGTGTCCCTGTATTTCCCCACGAGATACCTGCAAAAAGTAAGGAAAAGACCCTACACCGCCACTAAACGTAATCAGATTTGGATATGAGCTGATGGACACTACTTTTTATCCCAGTTCAAAACCTTGCGGTGCAACTTCCAAAACCAGTTGCCTACAGAGGTAAAGGGCTTGCCGCAGTATAGCAAACCCCAACCAACATATTTAATCAAACAGCGACGGAAGTGTGTCGTAGTCATCCTCAAGCCAATCAAGGGCACATAAACGGTAATGCGCTTCAGACCAGTCTTTAACAGCCTTGTCCATAGCCATAATGTCATTTTTAGCGTTTTTAAAAACATA